CTATTTGTAAATTTTGTCTAGCACATCTACAACTTTTGACTTGATATTTTTGGTGACATGGGTATAGATTTCCATTGTAGTCTTTCCATTGTCTTTATGTCCAACTCTTTGAGTGATGGCTTTTAAAGGGATGTTATTTTCAGCAAGTGTACTGATTAGTGTATGGCGTAGTATATGTGGGTGAAGTGGTTTGTTGATTGGCTTCTTTAAAGTGGCGTTTGCATTTTTCATGAGCTTGCCGATACTTGATTTATGAATGGGAATTCCATTGGCTGATACAAATATAAATCCCATGTCTTTATAGTTCGGATTGGTACTCTTTCTTATTTTATGTAGCTCAATAAATTCTTCAATAATCTCTATTTCTTTTTTTGTCAAGTCAACTACCCTTATAGATGATAAAGTTTTGGGTGTAGTTTTAATCCCTTCAGAACCTTTGCGGGTTGGATCTAAAGTGCCATTGATGGTGATAGTGTGATTTTCTCTATCGTAATTCTCAAATTTCAGCGCGCCAGCTTCCCCAACACGACAACCGTTCAGCGCCATAAATTCAGCCATACGGGCAACGTGGTAGCCCCTATTATAGCTTTTCATAGCTTTTAAAAGCCTTTTTAGCTCACTTTGCTCAAGAAACTTATCTTCAATCTTTTCCATATTTTCAAATGTAACAACCTTTTTAGGAAGTCTCACACGCTGGACAGGATTGCTATCTACCAGTTCCATATCAAGTGCATACTTAAAGACCATGCTTAGTACTGACTTTTGTTTTTTGAGTTTGATGTGATTTTCTTCTGAGTCAGTAAAGTACTGTTGAGTGTACTTTGCAGTGATATTTTTTATTTTCACATCGGGCGCAAAAGTCTCTTTTACTTCATCTACGGCATAGACCATGGTCTTGATAGTAGATGGCTTGATAGACTTTTTATGAAGTTCCCACCAATCATTTAGTACGTCTGTAAAAAGCATATCTGTAGTAGTAAGAGTTTGTAGCTTTTCTGTTATCTTTTCATCCAGGTGTTTCTGAGCTTCTTTCTTAGCCCTGCTTGAGCCTGATTCAAGAGTAACCGACACTCGTTTCCACTTCTCGGTATACGGGTCTCTATAGCGTTCAAAAAATTTGTATTTTCCGTTGGAAAGTTCTTCCATCCACATTGTATTTACCTCACTTTTTTGATAAAATGGGTATAGTAAAGAGGGCTTTTTAATGCCTTTTACTATACAGGATTTCCTCACACTCAAAGTTTGGCGATGGCGAGTGTGAGGATTTTTTTATCGTCTAAACTTATAGACAGTATTGCGGTGCTCTATTTGAAAGACTTCGATAGTGACCACATCATCCTTGATTGTAGCTAATATGCGATAATTGCCGACACGATAGCGCCATTGTCCTGAACGGTCTCCAACTAAGCCTTTGCCATGTTGCCGTGGATTTGTGGTGTTGGCGAGATTATCTCTAAGCCACTTCAATATTTTTGTTTGCACAGATTTATCAAGTTTTTTTAGTTGTTTTTCGGCTTTTGGCGTTAATTTAAGCTGATAGGTTGGCATTGTCCAATTCCTCGTGTGTAATTCCTAAATGCTCCATCACCTCTTCGAGAGAATAGCGAGTACCATCGTCTTCAGCTTGTGCTTTTTCCAGTGCCTTGAGGTCTGCTTCGTCTTCGAGTTTTTCAAGCAAGAGGCTAGTGACCAAATCTTCTAGTTTGGTATTGTGCTCTTTTAGGTATTCTGCAATAAGGTTATCTTGGTAAGTTGTTGTATTCAGTGTTAATGTTGTCATAGCTTTCTCCTTTATCCAATTAGTGACTTATATTCCTCCTTAACCATGATTTCATTTGTCATGGTTTTTAGATTGTAATAAGACATGAATTTGAGGTAATCAAACTCTGTGGGGTCGTCTAAGCTTTCTAGCGCGTCTTTTACGAGATGATGGATCATATTCCTGTCAGCTTCGTTTTCACAACGTAGGCGAGCGTTCTGGTACTCTGAGCGTGTATGGTCTTTGTGTCCAAGTTCGTGTAGTGCGACTCGGATTTGTTGTTCAGGAGCTAAGTTGTGGTCAATAGCGAGTACGTTTGTGTCTGGATTGTAGAAACCGCTACTATGCCAGTTTGAACTGTCGAAGAGACAAAGCTCTACTTGATATTCTTCGCAGAGTTTAGCGAGTGTCATAGTTCTCCTTGTTATTTATAAACCTCTCTACGGTGGGCGATTTCCACGGCTAGGACAACTAGTTTATCATCCTGGATATCACAGACGATGCGGTAATCGCCAACTCGGTATCGCCAGTAACCTGCAAGGTTGGCTTTTAGTGCTTTTCCGTGTTGTCGTGGGTTGGTCGTGTTTTCAATATTTTTAGCAAGCCAGGATAGGATTTGTTTTCTGGTTGGGGTATCTAGTTTTTTAAGTTGCTTGAGAGCTTTTTTATCAATATCTAACCGATACATTAAGCAATATCCTCTCGAGTTAGTCCTAGTTCATCCAAGACCTCATCCAAGGTATAAGTAACTGGGTCGGCTAGGTACTCCATATAGGCTTGGTCGGCTGCTCGTGCGTCTTCGATATCTTCCATGAGTTCCATGAAGTCGTCAAAATCCATGGTTGTTGTGTCGATACCGTGTTTGGTTAGGTAGTCCGTGATGTAGGAGTTTTTTTCTGTGAAGTTGATCGTGATAGTCATTAGCGTTCTCCTTTGCTTTTGAAGTGGGCGGATAGGACGGATGTGATGAAGTCGATATCATCGTCATTTAGTGGTTTTCCGTCAAATAACATGGTGTTGGCTGCTGCTTTGCGTAAGTCTATGATTTGTCCATTTACTTGAGCAAACTCATCATCCCTAGCTATTGCTGGGTTATCGGTCCGACCTAGCAGATAATCGGTGGAGACGTTGAAGTAGTTAGCAATTTCTGCGATACGCTCAGCATTTGGCGTAGAATTTTTTATCTTATACAGTGTATTTCTGCCATAACCCAAGTCTTCTTCGACTTGCCCAAGAGATTTTCCACGCTTTTTTGCTAATTCTTTAATTTTTTCAAATGTCTCAAACATTGTTAAATCAACCTTTCTAAGACATGACAAAAAAATTTAACAAATTTGGTGTAAAAGGGTTGACTAATTATCCCAAATGGTGTAAAATGTTTTTGTAAGTGAGAAACAACTAAAAAAACAACTAAGAAAATAAATTATAAAATTGTTTTGTCGAACGGTATTTATTGATTTATTAGTGTTTTTATTATGCTTTCATTTTAGCCCATTTGGTGTGGGTTGTCAAGTATAATGCAGAAAAATAGTTAAAATTTTAGTTGTTTCTTGGTTACTTGTTCCTTGACAATTGTATAGAGCATGTGAGATAATAGGGGAGAAGAAAAGAAAGATGTTGCTTAGCAACGTGTTCACGCTTAACCTCTAAGTCGCCAGCTTGGAGGTTTTTTGGTACGTAAAAAACACCCCACATCGCCAGATTGTGGAGTGCAAGGCGTTAATCCTCATCGCTATATTTGTCTAGTAGCCAGGTCAAGATGACTGGGGCTAGTGCGACAACTAGCGGATGGGAAAGAAAAGAAATTATCGTGTCCACGCTTTTCACCTCCTTAGCTGTATGGTTAACAGCGGGGATTTGTGACTAACGCCGTCACTATTATATCACATTTCTAATTCAGCTTGCCAAAGGTTTCTTTTGACAACTGGAAATAGATGTGAGATAATAAAGGGGAATTGAGAAGTTCTAGCACTTAGTGCTAACAGAAATCCCCTCGGTACTGCAATACCAAGGGGATTTTTTCTGGGTTAGATAGCACTAACCATTAAGGCTACTTGTCGGAGTGGTCGTCTAACCAACGAGTCACCAGCCATGAGATAATACTCTCGATGACTGCAACAAGTACTACTTTGAGAAGTTCTAGCATCCGTAATACCTCCTTTTCCAAGGCGTATCGTTAGTGCCGTCACTATTATATCACATGCTCTATCAGTTTGATAGGGCATTTTTATTTTTTAAAAAGGAGGAGCGTAAATGCCAGATATTCAGGTAGGTCGAAAAAAAGTTAATGATTTTCTGAAGGAAAAGAAAATCAAGAAAACAGATCTTGCGGTTGCTTATGGGATGCAGGCTCAGGAAGTGCGAAACATCCTGAGCGGTACGACGAAGGGCGTGAGAGCCAATCAGTTTATCCTGAGAGTTATCGCGGATTATAGTATTGAGTAGCACAAAAAAGCACCTAACGAAAGTCAGGCGCTTACCAAAAAAATCAATTTAATTATAACACCGAAAGCGAGGAAATGTCATGCCAAAAGTAGAAATTACTTATAAGCCAGTTGATGTGGATGAAAAAGCCACGCATGGTGACTACAAACATCTTTGTCAGAGGTGGGAAGGATTGACTCCAGGAACGGCAAAAGTCTGGGCTGGTGAAATGCGAGAACATCCAGACTTTAAGCAGTTCATCGATAACCCAACTCATAAGATCGTATTTATTGATTATGAAGGTTTTCGCTTGTTTGTTAAATGGAAGAGCAGAAATCGGTATCGTACGAAGAAAGAAACCTTGGCAGAAATGCTTGAGAATATGAAGAAAGAAAAAACAGTTAGGAGTATAAAAAATGTTTAACAAAAAGGAAAAATTGCAGAAGTCGTTTAATAACATCAATCAGCACATTGATAGTCTGACGCTATCAGACGAAGAAAAGCGTAACCTAAAAGGCTTGTTGCTCAATGTCAAAATCAGATCGGGAGTTGCCTAATGAAAGAAACAGTTGAAATCAGCGTTGAGGAATACATCAACCTAAGAAATACAATCAACGGCCTTCAAAGCGAAAACCGCTACTTAAAGACAATTGTTGATTCAATCAAAGTTGTTATGCAAAACAGTGGACTTGTGAAAGCTGTTCGTTAACAATCGCTCAGTCTATGTAGGTGATGAACATGATAGAAGGAGAAGAAGATGACACAGGCGGAACGAATTAGGGAATATTATAGAGAACACCCTGCTGCCTCATATGATGAAGTGGCTAAGGTTGTCGGTACAACAAATAGCAACGTAAGGGCGAATCTATCCAAAGACATCAAGGCGGGCAGATGTGTCCGCTTGGAAGATAAGTCATATGACTACTCGCCTTACTTTAATCACACACAAGCACTCACGGAGTTGGTTGATTGGAAGAATGACAACAGACGTGAGTGGGTGGATATGCTGACAAGAGCAGCAGAGAAAGAAACGGATAGCAACGTCATGCGTCTGTTAATCAAAGAAGCAAATAAACTGATGAAAGAGGTGACGAAGTAGATGGCAACACTTTATGAACTAACAGGAATCTTTAAACAGATCAATGACATGGAAGGGTTAGATGAAGAAACAAAGACTGATACTTTGGATTCGATTGATTGGACTGAGCAGTTCGAGGAGAAAGTCGAAAATACGGTCAAGGTCATCAAAAATAAAGAAGCTGATAAGAAACAGCTTAAAGAAGAGATTGACCGTCTAACGGCAAGGTATAAGTCGATTGACAATGATATCACACGCCTTAAAACTGGCTTACAGGGAGCTTTTGAAATCACTGGACATGACAAGGTTAAGGGGTTGCTCTTTACGGTCACACTTGCTAAAAATCAACCTTCAGTGGTTGTGGATGAGGATCTGTTGCCTAAAAAATATTTTGTGCAGAAGCTGAGTCCAGATAAGACAGCGATCAAGGAATTGCTGAAGGCTGGCAAGAAAATCAAAGGGGCAGAATTGCAAGAAAGTAGAAGTTTGAGGATTAAGTAATGGAATTGATGAATAAAACACGAGTAACAGATTCGCTAGCAGTTGTGATTGGACCAGAATCAATTGAAGTGCTTGTTACAGAAGGATTTCTATTCGATGTTGCGATTCGTTTTGTGAAAGTAGACGAAACGAATCTTGATCAGGGAAATGAAAAGCCGGTGTTTACTCCGGAGTACAATCTGGTCACAGTCGCTAAATACAAAGAAAAACCTATTTTTGAATCAGAGGAAGATATTCGAAAATTCGAAAAACAAGCAAAAGAAATTAAGGCGCTATTTGCCTTTGCAAAGGTAAATAAACAAAATTGGTTTAACACGGCCCTTTATCCAGGAGTGCTAACGGAGAAAGCTGGTATTTGATGAGGATTTTAGCAATTGATCCAAGTAGTAATAAAATTGAAACCTCAACAACAGGGATTGTCTTGTTTGATAATGCAAGATTGGTTGATAGCTGGGTAGTCTCTTATGGTATGCGAGGCTTCGCTGATTGGTTTCACGAAATCGGAACAAGCCTTGAATTCGACGTAGTTATTGTTGAAGAATTTAAGGCGAGGGATAACGACAAGTCGAAAGATAATAGCGTGGCAGAAACCATCGCTTATATCCAACTTTGCTATCCAGGTGCCATTCTTCAATTCAATGCAGGTTACAAGTCGGATATTCCAAACGATCTTTTGAAATTCTTAGGTCTTTGGAAATTTGAGAAAAGTCATCATCAAGATATTCGTGCAGCAGCAAGGCTCGGACTGTTCTGGGAAATGAGAAATGACATTGAAGAAGTTATCAAAGATATCGGAAAGGTGGTGCGTGAGTATTACAATAACGTTAAGAAAGTGGCAAGCTGAAGCAGTCAAAAGAAGTGACCACCTATCAAATGGAATTTTTCTTGAAGCTTTAGGGGGGAGGGGTAAAACTATCTGTGCACTTGCTATCGCAAAACATAAAAAGGCTAAGAAAATCATCATCACAAACAATCGACTAGCAATTCTGAATGGTTGGATTGATGCAGTCAAGTTTATGAATTTTGATAAAGATGTTGAGATTATCATTCAGACAGATAGATACCTTCAAAACCAAGTCAAAAAGGGGCATAAATTAGCCTGTGACGTGCTGATAATAGATGAGTGGCAGAATATGTCGAGTGACAAACAAACTGCCTTATATCGCAAAATAAAGCGGAAATACACGATAGGTCTTTCAGCGACACCAATCCGGAAAAAAGGTCAAAATTTTTATCCGCTCGAAAAAACGGTATTTGGTTGGGCAACCCCAAATAATAAATTTGACTGGCAAAAGACTCATGGGAAAATGGTCTATGATCCATTCAGCTACTCAAAAGAGAAGTGGGAAGACTTTCGCAATTATGATAAGTACATCAATAACTTGCCTAATTTCTTCCGCTGGGAGGAAATTGAAGAAATTGAAAATGCAGTTGAAAACAACGGCTTTAAAACAAAGTTTTATCCTGTGACGGTTGAACCAGGCAATCCTGAGAAAATTTCCGAGTTTAGAAAGTTAAATCTAGTAACAGTTGGAGACGAAACAGCAATGGCCAAGCAATCATTTGGACGGTTGACTTTTGAACGTTACTTAAACCAAACGGGCGTTGTAGTTGATTTTCCAAAACTAAAGCCAGTTAATGCTGATACACCTTTGATGTTGAAAATTGATGGTCTTATCCAACGTGCACCCCATGATATGCTGATTGTCAGCAAATCTAAGCAGATTGTCAATGTTATCCATGAGCGCCATCCTAAAATTGGTATCTGGACAGGAGACATCCAGGAAGGTCTTGACAAAAAAGTAGTGATTGCTACTAGTCAAGTGCTGGGTGTTGGTGTGGATGGTCTGCAACACAAATATCAAACTATCGTTGTGCTGGATCCTGTTGAAGAAGGTTCTGGAGAATATGATGACTACCGTCAATTGCTTTGGCGGATAACAGGAAGTCGTCAGCAGCATGATGTGAATGTGATTGAATTTTATTATAAAGGAGTATAATCTTGTTTAAATTACCAGAAAATAAACCACAAGTCCCAGTGGACACACCAAGAAATTTCTTTTTTTACGGGGCAACTATGAGCGGGAAATCTTACCTAGCAAATGAATTTCCAAACCCTATCATTTTAAACACAGATGGAAACGCTAGTGCTAATAGTGTGCCAGCAATTCAACTGATCAATGAAAAAGATAAGGATGGCCGTATCACAAAATCAGTGATTGAGCAGTTGAGCGAAATCTTACTAGCTCTACAAACTCAGAAACACACCTATGAAACAGTAGTAATTGATGTTATTGATGATGTGATTGACATGATTAAAATTGCCGTATGTGGTGAATTTGATGTTAAGTCACTGTCAGAAATTGGTTACGGAAAAGGCTATGATTATTTCAACCAGGCTTTGACAGAATTGGTTATTGACCTTAAAGCTTTACCAATGAATGTTATCTACATCAGCCGTGAAATCACTGAATACAATGACGACGGAAAAGCGGTTAAGACTTTACCAAGTCTGCGTGAAAAATATGTCAACCTCATCAATGGAAACTCAGACTTGATGATCCGGACTGAAAAACTTGGGAACAATTACAACCGAGAGGTTATCCGCAAACGTAAAACTTACAAATCTGACCAGATTGACGATAAGGCAATTTTGAAGATTTTGCAGACAATTGATGGTGCTGTTACTATGACGGCTCCCAAATCAACAACGACCCCCAAAAAAGAAGCACCTAAAAAAGTTGAAGTAGCTTCCGAAGATGATATTTTTTAAGGATTAAAGGAGAAAACACATGAGTTTATTAGATATTGCAAAACAATTAAAGGCTAACGGATATGACCCACGCAAGGACAAAGTCAACAACGGAAATCAACACCTTCCTGGTGGAGAATATCAGGTTGTTTTAACAGGTGTTGAGGCCCGTATTGCTGATAGCAAATGGGAATCTATTAATTACGCTTTCGAAGTTCGTGATCCAGAAAGTCCATTCAACGGTCGTACTCAATTCATTGGCATGGGAACCCTTGTTGATTGGGTAAAAAATGGTAAGAAGATGGATTTGACGAGTATGGTTGAAACAACGGTTAAATTTTTCCAAAAGGCTCTCGAACTAGCATATGACAAAATGCGTGGTGCAGACCTTGAAGACAATAAGTCCATGGAAGAGGCTTTGAAGCGTAAGGCAGTCGGTACAAAATTTATCTTGGTTATTGACGAATACACCAAACGCGACAAATCGACAGGTTACAACTATGACCTCGAAGAATATCTTGGAAACAAAATTGACCAAGCAACAGAGATTGATGATGAGGATCTTCCATTTTAGTCACGCGCATTTTTTTGCGAAAAAACAAAAAAGCGTAAGTGTTAATTCTTACGCTTTCCGCCACCAAAATTTGGTGACACGGTCAGCTCACTCCTTTTGAGCATTGTACCACGCAAGCGTGGTTGGTCAATGCAAAAGGAGGTGAGACTATGACCGAAATCATACTGGTCTTAATATTACTATATTTGCTTAAAAATAGCAAGTAGTTGTTAGGCGGAAAGCATAACCCCCAAAAGTTAAAAAACTTTTGGGGGACTTTGAAGGGGCTAGTGCCGATAAAAAAAATGATTAGGAAATAGGTGAAGCGCATGCCGTCAATGAAAGAATATGCTTTGCAGTATCAAAAGTTAGGATTCTCAGTCATTCCAATCAATCCTAAAAACAAGATGCCTTTGATTGGGTTTGCTGACAAGCCTGCCATGACTCCAGCTGAAATTGAAAACTTTTGGGACGGCTACCCGAATGCAAATATTGCCCTCAGAACCACAAACTTCTTTGTTATTGATATTGATAAGCACGGAAAATCCAATGGTTTTGAGTCTTTGAAGAAATGGAAACATCTTGGTTTGATTGAATCAACCTTGCAGGCTAAGACGGCAAGTGGCGGGAAACATCTTTTTTACTTCAAGCGTGAGGATACACCGATAGGGCAGATGATTGGTTTTCTACCTGGTGTAGACATCAAGGCGAACGAAAACAACTACGTTCTGGTTGCTCCGTCAGCAACAGAAAAAGGGCAGTATGAATGGGATCTGGAAAAGTCCAAGGAAGGTGGTACGATGATTACTCCTTCAAAAGAATTAATCCAGGCTATAAAAAACAGTATGGCGAAACTCACGGCTATAAGTATGATGGTAAAGACGGTCTTAGAGACTTGGCCAGACGGTCACATACTAGGGACCGAACCCAGACCACAGACCTCTTTGAGACTATTGCCCTGGGTTTTGGTGACGAAGGGGGACGAAATGACAAGCTGGCAAGTTTTGTTGGTGGCCTGCTATTCAGGGCAGTTGATGATGAATTGGTTCTGCAATTGGCTAGGCTGGCTAACACAAACAGCCCCAATCCTCTGCCAGATAGAGAGGTGACACGGACGGTTGAAAGTATGATAAAGAAAGATAGGAGGTGATTGTGATTGGTAATGTAGTAAGTATTGACTCACAACCTAAGATGATAACTACCGCCAAGGGAGACATCAAGGCCAATAGCCCGAGTAATGTGCTGATGTCTTTCAAGGCTGACGATCAGTTGAGTATTTACCTAAAGCACAACGATTTTTCCCAAGAGCATGAACTTCTTAAAGACATCAAGATAGGTAATACCCTTTTCAAAAAAGGGGAGTTGCCCTCCAACTTTGATTCAGTTGTAAAGGTTTATTTTGAAAGCGTGCTGGGGGTGGCCTTTTCTAACCAGGCGATGCTAGATGGCATGGAGACATTTTTTTCAGAACGGTCTTACAATCCAGTCGTTGAGTACATGGAAAAGGCTGCTGAAAAATGGGATGGTCGTAAACGAATTGACCGAATGCTTCAGGTTTACCTGGGGGCTGAGGACATTCCCCTGGTTTCCAAGATTGCTCAGATGTGGTTGGTCGGTGCGGTTGCTAAAGTATATGACCCCCACGTTAAATTTGACTATGTTCTGGATCTGGTCGGTGGTCAGGGTGTTGGGAAAACCTCACTCCTCCAAAAGTTAGGTGGAGCATGGTACACAGATGCCGTAACGGATTTTGCCAACAAGGACAATTACGATATCATGCTGAAATCCTTAATCGTCAATGACGATGAGATGGTGGCTAGTAATCGGATGAGCTTTGCAGAAACGAAAGCCTTTATCTCAAAAACTAGCCTACGCTATCGGAAACCCTACATGAAGCGGACGGAAGAATTTGCCAAAAACTTCATCCTTGCCAGGACGACCAACCAGAAAGAATATCTAAAAGACAAGACTGGTGAACGTCGTTTCCTACCAGTTATGGCAGATAGTAAGAGACAGAAGAAACACCCTATGGAAATCGAACCAGAAACGATTGAACAAATTTGGGGTGAAGCCGTGACAATCTATCGTGCTGGTGTTGATTTGATGTTTGATGACGAGACCGAAGAAGAGTTGAATATCTACCGTGAAAAATTCATGTACCGTGATGAGGTTGAGTTGCAAGTGCTTGAATACCTAGATATGCCCGTGCCTTCAGGTTGGGAACGTTGGTCTATTCAACAACAACATCAATATACAATGAAGTATTTTGATAACAGCAATGAATTTGAACCTGGCAATAGCAAACTAACAAAAGTTTCAACAAGGGAAATGATGTACAACCTTTTCATGCGAAATTCAAATGACAGGAAGCTGTCAACAAAAATCAACATGATCATGGACAATCACCCTGATTGGGAGAAAGGTGTTTTTCGAATTGCAGGAAAAAGCACAAGAGGTTATAAACGGATTGAAGATGTGTAGCACTGGCTTTCTATGTGTAGCGGTATAGACCAATTTTAAGGGTAGATGTGTAGCAGTGTAGCAGTTAATGTAGCAGAATTAAACTCTTATAAATACTGTTATATCAACGTTTATAAGTATTATATATATTACTGCTACACTGCTACACTATTTTTATAAAGTATAAATAAAATAATAGTAATAATAAAGAAAGCCTATAAAATAGGGATTTCTAAAAAATCTTTTTTACTTTTTGAAATTTATGTGTAGCAGTGTAGCAGTTTTAGAGGAATTTGAAGAGGATGCTAAAGAGATTGCTGATAGCCTTGAAATCATCGGCAACGTTTATGAAAATAAGGAATTTTTGGAGGAAAAAATAAATGATTTATGCTTGTATGAACGAGTTAATCGAGCATTATAAAAAAGTGATTGCAGACTACGAGCGAGCGCTGAATGATGATGATTACTATATGAAACGCTATGGTCTTCATGGCAAGGTGATTGGTTCGGTGCAAAGGGAC